GCACGCGCTATGTGCATGTCCTATCTTTTTGCTGGATAACATGGATACACACCCCTCCTGTGGGTGTTTAACCCATTGATTTCAAAAACTGATCGGGTGTATCCATTTCGGCCATTTGTCAACGATAACACCGCATTGGCGGCGATAACATGGACACACGGCCCCTGGCGGGGGGCTATCCAGTCATGAGGTGTCTGGGGAGGGAGGCGGGACGCTGCGGCTGCTGCCACGCGTCATTCAGGGAGCCTGAATGTCATGCCTGCCTGGACCATGCGCCGTCCGACCGCCGCCAGCAAGCGCTTTCCACAGTGCCCTGCCAGCCGCCACAAACTCCAGGACTTTGGCCAGTTTCAGGGCTTGTGTGGGTGGTGGTCGTCTGTCATATGGTAAGGGGTAGAGCGGGGGACATCATGGCTGAAAGTGCCGAGCTGGCGTTGATTGGCCGTTCCGTCAGTCAGTTGCTGAAGGACGTTAGGCTGCTGCGGGATGAGCAGGCGCAGTTTGCCACACGGCACAGCTTCGACGCCTTACACACCCATTGGCTGGCCAGCACGGTGGCGATTGAGGGCCGCCTGGACGGCCTGGGAGCTGGGCTGGACGGCCTGGAGGCTGGCCAAGCCAGGATTGAGGCGCTACTGATGCAGATGACAGGAGGACGGCCCTGATGGCCTCTATCGACACCCTTTGGCTGGCCATCGTGCTGATCGTCGTCCTGGTGGTCCTGGGAGTGGCCTCAGTCCTGTGGTTTCGACGTTATCCGATAGGCAGCAGCGTGGCGCCTGTGGCGCCTCCAGCGCCGTTTGACGGTGGTCTCCCTGGTGTCCTGCCTGGACAGAGTGGTGGCCATCCTGAGCCGCCCAGCGGGCCTTACGCAGGCCCGTCACCCGCGGTGCCGCCGCCACGCGGGCCTTACGCAGGCCCGTCACCCGCGGTGCCGCCGCCACGCGGGCCTTACGCAGGCCCGTGACCCGTGGTGCCGCCGCCCAGCGGGCCTTACGCAGGCCCGTGACCCGTGGTGCCGCCGCCCAGCGGGCCTTACGCAGGCCCGTGACCCGTGGTGCCGCCGCCACGCAGGCGGTTCTGGTGAGTTTGGTTCGTGCAGTTCCGCGAACCTTATCAAAGGTTTAGCCATACGTGGTTGCTGCACGTTGCTCACGCGGCACGCAAGGCACAGGTAGGATACGACGTGCGCCACGTGGCGGCCATGAGCCGTCTGTGCGACAATTGTAAATGTCGCTTGCGTTGTTGGCCCATTGGTGTGCTGTATCCTGGTGATACGGTGAGGTACTACTGAAAGTACTTGATCTCCCGGAGGCTGCCTCGAAGGATTCGATGAGACTCCGCATCGAATGTGGTAAGGAATTGAAGCATCCTGGCAAGATTGTATGACTTGGTATTGCGTCCGCACGGAGCCAAAGCTGGAATCACGGGCGCAATTCAGCATTCAGCGCCTGGGGTACCTGACCTTCTGCCCGCAGATCCTGGTCGAGATTAAGCAGCGGGCGCATGCGCCGTGGAAGCGCACGTCGCGCCTTATGCCATTGTTTAACAGCTATATTTTCACTAATTTCGAACTGGACGAGGTGGTCCTGAAATGGCCGCGGATCATCCGGCTGCCCGGTGTGGTGCGGATTTTGTCGGCCACGGTGATTGACGGACTGCCGCGACCACTGCCTTTGGCCGATGATCTGATTGAGGCGCTACGCATGGTCTCCAACGCGTCTACACAGACGCCGCAGGCGGTTTCCCTGGCGATTCCCACAGGTACCCAGGTCCGCATCACTGAAGGCCCGTTCACCGATCTGACAGGTATTGTGAGTTGGTCGAACGAGCAGCGTGTGCAGTTGCTGCTGAACATCCTGGGCGGCGAGCGTCCAGTCGAGGTTCTGCGGCAGTTTGCCGAGGTGGTGTAATGGACCGCCAGCTAAAGCAGGCGGTCCATTACGGACGCCCCGCATATGAGATAATAGGGGCAGTAACCCATTTCCAATTCCAAACAAACCAGGCATAATTGTGCCTGGGAGCCCCTGTGCTATCGGCAATCCATCGCGGCCTGAACGTCAAAATGATTTTTTGGGCAAATGGCGGCTGATTGAACAAATCCACACGACCCGCTGCGCAATCATATTCATGGCGCAGTAGCAGTGCTGCCATACCACGCCGCTCTCTGGTTAATGCAAGAGATTGACGAATAAAGGCTTCCGCCTGAGCAAAGGGCGGATTTGTGACGATAGCGTGAGCGGTTTCCTTAGATTTCAAAAAATCAATGATTTCTGTTGAAATGCCGTAGTCTTTGATGTCGGTGTTACGCATGGTAAAACCGCTGGAGGCCAACACATCGCTGATCGCGCCCGTGCCACAGGCAGGTTCCCAAATCGGGCCGCAAGTATGGCGGTGCAGGAACGGCAACAGGGCCAGGGTGACATTTTCCGGGGTAGGATAGTGATCTAATGGCGACCGGGGATAATTGAGATTGCCCATTGCTGCGTCATTGGCAAACGCGAATGTCATCGCTATACTTCCCTGTTATGTCTGAACACCCAATATACCATATTGATCCGAAAGCTGCGCGCAATCGCGATCCTGAGTACAATATTGATCACACCGTTATGGTCAAACGGCTGGCCCTTTTGGGCCTGAAGGATGCCGAGATTGCCAGCACTTTTGGCATCTCCCTGAACCGTCTGATGGTATGGACGGTGGAGCATCCAGAGCTGGGCAGTGCCTTGGCTATGGGCCGTGAAATCGCCGATGCGCATGTCGCTGAGAGCGTATACAAACGTGCGACTGGGTACGAGGCGCCTGTCACCAAGGTGTTTAAGATGCGCCGAGATGGCTGCGACGAGATCGTTGAGCACTCTTACATGGAGCACATTCCGCCCGATACCGCGGCAGCCAAGTTCTGGCTGACCTCCAGGCGCCCTGATCTGTGGAAAGATCAGCAGCATCAGGCGGTCTCTGGGTCATTGGAAGTGACTGGTGTTGGGCTGTCTGGCTTGCTGGCTGCGGCGAAGTTGACAAAAACTGATGCAAGTTAATACCCAGGTGACGATCTGGTCTGACAATGCCGAATTGATAACGGCGGTGGGTTCCAGCATTAAGGAACAGGTCGTTCTGACCGTTAAAATATCTATTTTCTGTGTTTGCATTGTGCTGTGCACGCCAGCATATTTTGTATGTCCGCTGTTAATCCTGCATATGCGGGGTAAACTGGATCAATATAAACAGAATGTGGACGCTGTTAAATGGCGTTCTCAGCAAATCATCAATCGCCGAGATGATCCCGGATGGCGCATTAAATTTGTCAAACGAATATACAATGGGTATCGGGCTGAGGCATTTTACAATGGTAATGGTGCGCCAAATCATGGTTTCATAGGACATGGTGCCACACCAGACAATGCGATGGATGATGCTTTGGATTCATGTGCCCGATCGGGACTTTTAATATCACGATTTTATCGTCGGCCACTGCATATTGATCAAAGCACGCGATGGCAGAAGAACTCTTAACGGCTTTCACTTATGATCCCAGTATTTTTGATCAAACTGATATTGATCGTGCGAGATGGATCATCTTGACTCCAGAGACTTTGAGCAGTGAAGAACGTTGGGATCAGGAGACAGCGTATTTACGCCCGTTTCTGGCTGCTATGCCATCGGGTCTTATGCTGGATTTTGGTTGTGGGATCGGACGATTAAGCCGAGTGCTGATTGATGGTGGGCGTCGGGTAATAGGTGCAGATATTTCACATGTTATGTTACAACATGCGGAAACCTTGCTACCACCCGATAAATTCGTCGGTATGACGCCATATATGTTGGCTACTCTGGTAGAACATGGATTGCAGATGCAAGGTGCTATTGCCGCCTGGGTGCTACAGCATATTCCCGAACCTCGGCCAATGGTTGAGTTGTTGGCCAAAGCGCTGGAACCAGGGGCGCCTCTGCTGATTGTTAATGGATTGCTGCATTATCTGCCAGTGACCTATGATGAGGTTCCAGGAGAACCAAAAAAATGGTCTTGGATCATGCAGGCGTATGATTTAGATATGGATTTAAGAATGTGGTTCGAGCTGGACCACGAAGAACCTATGCCGAGATCATTGTATAGTAATGCAATGATTAAAATTTATAGGCGGTGTCAAAATGCCATTTGATGCGAAAAAACCAAAACGTTTGCCAGGACCGCCAGATTTCCGCCAGGAACGGATATTCTCGTCGGTTGATCGTGCGTTTGCGGAACTTAGCTCAGTGCTATTGAACGCATCGCACAATCACGCTGAGATGCGGGCCATTATCGCGCAGATGCAGCCGCATGTCGCTGTGGCCAAGGCGTGGGTATTGGAGAATTAAACAGTGGCTATCCTTATCACGGTTATCTTAATCGCTGGCTGTGTATATTGGTTGTATCGTCATGTTACGGTGACAACAGCTACGTCGAGCGTAACGACAAATCCCCCCACTAAGCAAGCAACGTTGCATGTTGATGTGCCAGTAATACATCCGCATGCAACGCGAAAGCATGATTCTACTTTCTAGGCAGCGAAATATTGATTTCTGGCATTTGGGCAAAATCCTGCTGTCTGACAATTGCGCTCCATACCATCAATAGAATTAAAATGATTAATAGCACTTTGCTAACTGCTAACATTTTCATTCTCCAGCTCTGAGTAGACAATACTTTATATAAGGTAACCTAGGACATTTGTAAAGGGGATGTTCAATAGCGGTTTAATCAGCCCGCGGGACAGTGCCAGTGCGGTTTTGGCTGAGTCACTGGGGCAGTACCAGGAGCTGCGGGTGCTGTGGCGGCTCGATCCGGTGCTGTATGCGCGCCAGCGCCTGGGGTTGAATCCAACGCGTCAGCAGCAGCAGCTTTTTGAGGCAATCGCGCCGTTTGGCGCGCGGGTATCAGTCAGGGCGGGCCATAGCACTGGCAAGAGCACCGCCCTCGCAGCGACCTTGCTGTGGCACCTGGAGACGCACGAATTTTCGCGGATACCCTGCACCGCCCCGACAGCTTCGCAGCTCTATACGATCCTATGGGCCGAGCTGGCGAAGTGGATGCGGCGCTCCGATGAGCTGTCGGAGCGAAACCAGCTCCCGCGGGCGTTCTGGCTCAGCTCCTTGTTCAAGGTGGTGCAGAACCGGATCTTCGACCTGGGAGCGCCGAATGAGTGGTTCGCCATTGCCCGCACCGCCAGGAAAGAAAGTCCTGATGCGCTGCAAGGATTTCATGCGACGGATTTGATGATCACGGCGGATGATGAGGCTGTGCAGCGGTCAGATGCTGGTGGCGCCATCATGTATGTCGTGGACGAAGCCAGCGGCGTGGATGATGCTATCATTGAGGTTATTGAAGGTGCCTTAGCAGGCCGCAGGGCGCGGCTTATTATGGCTGGTAATCCAGTCAGAAATACAGGATTTTTCGCTCGTTCACATCACCAGGACCGATCATTTTTCACCGCGCTGCATTTTCGCTGTGATGAATCGCCGTTACCAGCGGCTGACTACCGTGAAAAGCTGGAAAAGAAATACGGCATTGGCAGCAATGTTGTCAGGGTGCGGGCTGACGGAGAATTTCCAAAGCAAGATGATGATGTTCTGATTTCGTTGGAGCTGGCAGAAGCTGCTCTCATGCGAGATCCGATAACGACGGACCTCTCAGAAGGTATTCTTGGTGTTGACGTAGCTCGTTTTGGCGATGACAGAACGACATTGGTTTTGAGAAAAGGTCGTCAGGTCGGACTGATCGAGGTTTATGCCAAGATTGATACCATGGAAACGGTTGGGAGGGTGGTGCGTGTTGCGGAACGCTATAATCCTAGTCGCATTCTTGTGGATGTTGATGGCCTTGGCGGCGGTGTGGTGGATCGTCTGAAGGAGTTGGGAATGCCAGTGCGTGGCGTGCATGCATTGGAAACAGCCACTTTACCACCGAAAGTGACTGGTAAATCGGCCAGTCGGGCGCCAGTGACACGCTATGGTAAGCTGGAAGCGACTCCGCGGGCGATGAAGGATTATATGTGGATGGCAATGGCAGACTGGTTTGCCGATGATGAACCGAGTTTGGCTGGTTGTGATCGGGATCACGCTGAGGATCTGGTTGGCGAGTGCACCACAGTTTGCTATTCGTTCGATTCTTCTGGGCGGTTGGTGGTCGAGAGTAAGGATGAGCTGAAGAAACGTGATCTGCGTTCGCCGGATTTGGCCGAGGGATTAGCCCTCACATTCTGCCCTGATCGGACTACGGTGTGGGAGCGTCTGTTGTAACTATGGAGCACTTATGAGTTCATCTTTGACACCTGATCGAATTGAGGCAGCCAAGGTTTTGGCGGGTAAGGCATACTCAAATCATCAGATTTCGCGCGAATTGCATATGTCACGCGAAACAGTAGCAAAGGTGCTGAAAAATTTCATTCGTCCGCTTTGCGGATGTGGTCGAATTATCAACCATAGTGGTTGGTGCGATGTTCGGGCTGAACAGAGCGTTACGCGTCGGGCTTATCTAGATAGAACCAAGGTAATATGGGGCCATCGTCGGGTTATTCGCAGAGGTCTGTCAACCAGCGGTCATGGCAATGTAGCGGTGGATGCTATTATTATAAAAGCACCGAATATTCATCCTGATACTGATAAACAACATCAGGAGGAACATCATCCTGATGAGGTTGTTGATGAGGAAGAAGTTCCATCAACAGAAAAGAAAAGTGCTCCGTTTACGATGTCATTTATGCGTGGGCGCTATCCGCTGCTTAATAATACGACACGGGAAAAATATCTTCAACGTGGGGGTTAATCATGAATTCTCATCTTCGATTGGTATCTGATTTTCCACGGCTTGATCCCGCTCCGGTAACTATGCGTAGCGACTTTGTCACCTTACTGGAAGGTTGGCAGATTTTGCTAATGCTGGGTGGATTGATGATGATATCTGTTTCGCTTGGTGTTGTGGGCACGTGGTTGTTGTTTCGACAATCTGAATGAGTGTGAATAGCATAAATGGCTGATGCTGGAAAGCCCCGAGTTAGAGTTCAGGCTGGAAGTAGCACTCGTATTACCACGGGCGATACATTCGTTAACTTTGCGGCACAATTAGGCTATGGTACAAACAATCTTACTTCTGCATCGACTTATAGTTTCAATCCTTTAAGTCGTAACCGCTTACTTTTAGAATGGTGCTACCGCGGATCATGGCTAGTAAAGAAAGTCGTTGACTGCCCAGCCGATGACATGACCCGAGAAGGCATATCCATTGAATCGGATATGCCACCGGACAGAATGGATGCAATGACCAAGTACTGGAGTGACCTCCAGATTTGGCAACGTATCAATGATACTCTTAAATGGGCTCGCCTGTATGGCGGTGCCTTGGGTGTCATTATGATTGAGGGGCAGAAGCTAGATACGCCTTTGCGTATAGACACCGTGATGAAAGGCCAGTTCAAAGGTATCCTGGTGCTGGACCGCTGGATGGTCTGGCCGCATATTGAAGATCCAGTGGATGATTTTGGCCCAGATTTTGGCCTGCCCAAATACTACGATGTTGTGGCAGATGCGCGTAGTTTGCCAAACATGCGCATTCACCATAGCCGATGCATTCGCCTGGAAGGCGTCGGAATGCCGTACTGGCAGCGTATAGCGGAAAATCTATGGGGGCTTAGCGTAATAGAACCGCTATGGGATCGAATGATTGCGTTTGACAGTGCCACCCAAGGCGCGGCGCAATTGATCTACAAAGCGCATCTACGGGTCATGAAGATACAGGATTACCGTGAAAATATCGCAGCAATGGGCAAGGCCCATCAGGCGGTGCTGGCACAGCTCAACATGATCCGTTTGATGCAGACCAACGAGGGTCTGACGGTTCTTGACAAGGAAGATGACTTCATCGCCAGCACCTACAATTTCGCTGGTTTGTCCGATATGCTGGTGCAGTTCAGTCAGCAAGTCGCAGGTGCTGCTGATGTACCAATGACGCGACTGTTTGGCCAGTCCCCCGCGGGCATGAACGCGACTGGCGAGAGTGATCTTCGCAATTATTATGATGGTATCAAAAGTCAGCAGGAAGCGCGACTGCGACGTTCTGTGACGATGCTTTTAAGTTTGTCACATCGGTCTTTGTTTGGTTTGCCACTACCTGATGGGTTTAATTTTAGTTTTGCGCCGTTGTGGCAGATGACACCTATAGAAAAGAGCCAGATCGCAGGCACCATTGCAACGGCAACCAGTACGCTGTTCCAGGACGGTATCCTGTCGCAAAAGACGGCAATGAAGGAGATTCGGCAGTCTTCGCGGATCACTGGGTTTGGTTCGAATATCACCGATGATGACA